CTTCCCAATGGCACCCACGGATGGTCACCGGTGAAGTCGCAGTCTACAAGTTATTTATGCTTGCCGTGAGTAAGCAAGTTGACGGTTAGATATTGTTGGTAGATAAGGTTTAGAGTAGACGACGGGTTGAGAACACGCCCAGGACAGTCTAGTCTGCGGGTGTACGGTAGTGAAGGGTTCGCGCGTCAGTATGATCTTTGAATGAACGGGTGATTCATAATTAAAGTCGGGCAGTCCAATAAAAATATCAGACGGATCAACTTGACGGCAGTACCGAGAAAAATAGTCCACCCAACTCTCATGTGGAGTGAACCACAGAGGTATAGGTTCAATAGTTTTGAGATTATCGAAGTAGTCTTCGTACATGTACTGTAATATTATAGGGAAAGCATACTTATCCTCCATCAATTGACGGGTCTTGATTCCAACAGGTTGACAAAGTTCGGGACGACCATTAGCCAACGCTTCTTTCAACTGCTCCATCTCATACTGATTTAAAAACTGCGTGTTTACAAGCTTTTCAATCGATATTCCTGAAGTAAGTCTCAAGTATGCACGGGCCATAGAACTGATCACGGGGCAAGCCTGGTATTGATAACCATAAGAGTATGCCTTACATCTTAAGAGGGCCTTGAGTGTAGATTGTTTTGAAGAGACATATTTATGTCCTGACCACCCTATAGTGGCTAATACTTCTTTTGGATCTGTTATGCACATCATTTCATCAGGGTCAAAAACCATCCCGCAAAATGAGGCTTTGTTAATCTCGGTATGTTCGTTCAACTTTATGGAGAATCCCATTGAAGCGAAATCCTCAGGTGTCGGCACATTTCCATTAATTCGTGTAACTCCGTCATCACCTTCAAAAATTCCCACCATCTCAGATCCGAGCAGCTTTGTGAGAAATTGCATAAGCATAAAGTTTGTGAACCCATTTCCAAGAGAAGTACACATCTCTCCAGACATTCTTTTAGCATTAACAGTAAAACTAAAATCTTTAAAATCGCATCTATTATCACCAGCAAGAACATTTCTAACACACCACATAAACAGATCAGCACCAGGTATATTCCTGGTCAAGTAATCATACATTGGCATTTCTATATGTTCCATCACATAGGCAGTGAAAGCAGCTTCAAAAGAACTATAATCAGTCTCAATGAATTTAGACGCATGGACAAAAAGTTTATCCATCATGTAACGTGGTCTATCAGGCATAGGGACCTTTTTGATGAACTCAGGGCATTTAAATATTTCCATTTCAATTCTCTTAAACCATGGCCCAACAACACACTTGAAAAGATCAGTGCGACTGTTGATAGGTCTAGGATACTTATACTCTGGATAAGGTTCATCCTTAATATGTGATTTACATTTGATAAATTTAACCAATTGTTCTCTGGTTGCACCTTTAACGAACAGGTCATTGAATTTTCCCCAGAGCTCCCTCAACTCTTGTTTACGTGGTTCAGCGTATGGTGTGGAGCCTATCCAAGTTTCTACGCTGATGTCTGTGTCCGGGCTGAGTGGAGTCATGTTTTTCTTAAGCCAGTCTAATGTGTGGTCTTTTGCTATAGCTATACGATTTGCTTGAGGGACTGGCATACCTCTCGCGAACCGATAGCAGGTTCCAGCGGCGGCACTGATGGCATCATGGGTGTCAGGTCGTGGTAAAGCAGCATTGGTCAGGTGGCATCCCAAAGAAACAGCTTCAGGGCGAGGCTGTATTCTTGTGTTTCTGATCGGTCCGATGAACTTTGCAGTTGCATCCGACTCTGGAATGTCTGGCAACGGTACTTCCCCAACACGGTATCCATAAGCCACAGTACGCAAGCCCGCGGAACCTATTGCGCTTTTAAAGGAAAGAAAGGGGCCTTGGAACGGCTATTATTCGAAATAATAATAGCGAGAGCAAAATCCAAGGTGTCTTGTGTGATGTTTCGACCCATTAATGAATGAATCTTGTTTTGGTTGATTGATTGCATTGCAGCTTGTGAAAGTGATAAAGTATTATTTATGCTTGTGAGATCAGATCCAAATATTTTTGATCGAAGACCAGTTTTTGCATTGACAATTTGCATTATCATTTCAAGATCAACAAATAACCTTGAAAAACCCTTGTTCAAAAACAATGAGTATTTGGCAAACTTGCGGGCTTCTTTAGTTAAAGGTTCGACAGTTAGTTTAACATAAGCTGTCTTTGAATATAAAAGCAGAGGTGATAGAGCAACGGGCAGGGCTCTATTGTCAATATCATCTGGCGTTAAGCAACCATCATCAATTGACCCAGCTTCAACCTCATAGGTATATTTCACAATGAGTGGAGTTGAAGTTAATAAATCATAAAACCATCCAGCAACGTCAGCACCAACTGAGTTGTGATTGTCCTGATAAGATTTGAGAAAGTACCAAAAGTTCCTTTGATGAATTTTGTTGTGAGTATCGAACGGTATTGGCGTCTGCTCAAAGATCTTGTCATAAGGATTAGTTAGATCAGGTTTTATGACGGAATACCACTCAAAAATGACAGGTTCAGGTTTTTGATGTGGCTTCTCAGATTTGGGGTTTGGGGTAACAGGCTTTGGTTCCTCTTCTTCGGGCAAATTAAACCGAACTTTCTTCTTGATCAAATTTTCGAAAGTTGTTAAGGGTTGAAGTTGGGAATTTAAAAACCTGTTCATGACATCAACATCGTTAGTACCGGACGTCATGTATGCAATTATTGGTGATGGTTTAGAAACGTTCAAGTCTGGGCTTGAATTCACAGTGTCAATCACCGTTTCTGGTTGAGGGATGTTATTGAGAGAATATTCAGAATCATCAAGACTGATAAGTTGCAAAAAATAGGGCAGTCCTTTGGGATAATTCGGAAGTGCTTCAGCCTCTGTAGGTTGACAATCAACAAGACTGTCAATATTGTGATCAGAATATATGGAAGGATGAACAATAGCAAGTCCGTTTTCATCACGGAGTTCATCTGTTTGAGTTTCAGCCGAAACCATTGAAGAATTACGGTTCGTTGAAATAAAAAACGTTTTGTTGCTATAAGCGACTTGACCTTTACCACGGCGTGCGACGATGTGCATCAAAAACTTTTCACAATCATCACAGTCCTCGAGAAGATGATCGCGCCGTTTGCAGAAATAGCATGATCTGCTCTGTTTGTCATCTTTTTTGTTGCGTGAGGAAGTTTCATCATGCCCACTATCATGAGAGGCAGATTGTTTATTATTATTAACTCGTCTTCTAACGGGAGACTTATCCGATCCCTTACTGTTAGCCGAGACATTGCCGTTCTTGCTTTGATTTTTCGCACTCAAGCCAGCATCGCTTGAAGGAGATAAAACTGTATTATTGATA